CACTTATCAACAGCCACAAGGTCAAGCCTGACGGCAGGTGGGCGACCCCAGTCAATTGCATTGTGGTTGCACGTCAAAACGGAAAGTCATTTTTACAGCAGATCAGAATTCTTGGCGGGTTGTTTTTATGGGACGAAACATTGCAGATCGGATCAGCTCACCGCTTGTCAACATCGCTGGAACAGTTTCGGGCAATGGTGCAGGTAATCGAAGCCAACGACTCATTGGCAAAACAGGTCAAGAAAATTCGCTGGCAACATGGCGGTGAGGAAATCGAAACAAAAACGGGAAATCGTTTCATAGTCCGCGCAGGTGGTTCAGCTGCTCGCGGTGTTTCCCGTCCTTCGACGATTCACCTGGACGAATTGCGCGAAATGACCGACATTGAATCGTTTGCTTCATTGCGCTATACCCTTATGGCGGCGGCTAACCCCATGGTCATGGCGTACACAAACGCAGGCGATTCGTCGTCAATTGTGTTGAACCAATTCCGCGAACGGGCATTGGCAAGCATTGCAGGGGTCAGTGATGACATTGGCTATTTTGAATGGTCAGCACCAACGGACGAAATAAGCGTGGAAAATGCGAGACACAGCAACCCTTCTATGGGGACGCTGATCCATGCCGACAACGTACGAAGCGTTTTAAATGATCCAGCCGACGTCGTAATGACTGAAGTGTTGTGCCGTTGGGTTGTGGCAATAAACAGCGCGGTTGATTCTGCCAGTTGGGGCAATTGCCTTGACAAAACTGCTGACCTTGACCCTGACAAATTGACGTGGCTTGCCGTTGACCTTTCACCTGATCGCCGTCATGCCAGTTTGGTCGGCGCGCAAAAACTGGGTGATGAAAAGTTCATCGTCAAATTGCTGCACACTTGGTCAAATGAACTTCAGCTGGACGATAAGGCAATAGCCAATGACTTGGCAGACTATGCGCGAAAGTATCCAACGGAATATGTCCTATACAGCCGAAAAACCAGTGGCGCGGTTGCGGCGCGATTAGCACCCGCAGGAATTCCCGTTTTTGACATGGACAACGCTTATCCGCAGGCATGCGACGAAATGTTGTCGGCGATCAATAGCGGTCGTTTAAAACACAGGGGTCAATCGCAATTGTCGGAGGAAGTTTTAGCAGCGGTTCAATTACGTCGTGGCGACGGCGGTTGGGTTATTGGAAGGCGCGCGTCACAGTCGGTCGTTTGCGGCGCAGTGGCAGTCAGTCTTGCGACGCACTTTGCGACACGCCCAGACAATGATCTTGACATCATGGTGGGTTGATCATATAAGCCTGCAAGAATTCGGGCATGGCATTTACTGATCTATTTACCCGCAAGGCTCAAACCGCCGTCACGGTTGAAGCCGCACAGGTGGACGCAGCTGCTATCGCGCCGTATTACAGTGAAGTAGGAAATCTATTTCTATTCGGCGGGATAGTAACTGCTTCACGTGCTGAAGCAATGTCAGTTCCAACCTGCGCCCGATCATTGGGCATTATTCAAACAATTGCGTCACTGCCAATGCACACGCGCAACGAAGCAACAGGCGAAAAGGTTTCACAACCACGCGTCATCAACCAGCCTGATCCGCGAATCCCTGGTTCGACATTTTGGGCGTGGATTATTTCGGATTTATTTTTCTTTCCAAATGCGTACGCCTACGTTATGGAACGTTATGCCGACACAGGCAAGATTCGCGCAATGGAACGCATTGCACCTGAACGCGTAACAATTACAACCAACGGCATGGGATACGAAATTTCGTCTTACGCTATAGACGGTGCTTATGTTGATCCAGCAAACCTAGTTGTGTTTAACGGTACGCAGGAAGGTTTATTATCTCGCGCAGGACGGACGATTAAGGCTGCTGCTGCGCTTGAACGCGCTGCAATGAATTTCGCAAATGAACCAATTCCACAAATGGTTTTGAAATCAAACGGCACATCACTTCCAGCCGATCGCATTTCAAAGTTGTTGACATCATGGCGCACTGCACGTGCAAACAGATCAACCGCATTTTTGAACGCTGACGTAACGCTGGAAACAATTGGTTATGATCCCAAGAATTTACAGCTGAACGAAGCACGAAACTATGTTTCACTTGAACTAAGTCGTGCGTGTGGCTTGCCAGCGTATTTCACTGATTCGCAACAGTCCAGTTTTACCTATTCAAACGCCTTAGACAAAAGGCGTGATCTTGTGGACTTCGCGTTTAGAAATTACATGTCAATTTTGGAACAACGTTTATCTTTCCCAGACTTTACCCCAGCGGGCAACAAAGTTTTGTTTGACTTGGACGATTTCCTACGCGGTAACCCATTTGAACGCGCGCAGGTTTACGAAATCTTAAATCGAATCGGCGCAATGTCGGTTGATGAAATACGCGAGGAAGAAGATATGCTGCTATGAAAAAAGTCATTACACCAATGAAAATAACTGCCGCCGATTCAAACAGTCGCACCATTGCTGGTCGCATTGTGACATTTGAGGAAACTGGCATTGCGTCAATTGGCAAGGTGCAATTTGCTGCTGGTTCAATCGAACCAACCGCCGTTTTGCTCAACCTTGAACACGATCGCACCCGCAGAATTGGGAAAACTTTAATGACAGAAATTTCAGCCGATAAAACAGGCATTGACGCAACATTTAAGATCGCTGAGACAACAGCGGGCAATGACGCATTAGTTGAAGCCATGGAAGGTTTGCGGGACGGTTTTAGCGTGGAAGTTTCATTTGACGAATATGAAACATTGAAAGACGGCACAGTCAGAATTCTTGCAGGTGAATTAACAGCCGTCGCATTAACCAGTGAACCCGCCATAAGATCAGCCCGCGTCGAAACCGTCGCGGCAACTGAGGACGAAAACGAAGTTTCAGATTCAACAATTGAACCTGAAGTAATACCTACAACAGAAGGAGACGAAGTGGACAACACCGTCGCACAAGCGGAAGCCGTTGAGACGGTAGAAGCCGCACAGTCAGTAACTGCAACATCAAACAAAGTGGGCGGTTGGAAAGCCACACCACGCATTGAAATCACAGCTGCTAAGTACCTTGAAAATAAGGTTCTTGCTGCAACTGGTGATGAGACAGCCCGCCAGTACGTATTGGCAGCAGATAACACAACCGACAACGCTGGACTAGTTCCAACACGTCAATTAACCGAAGTTATCAACGGACTATCAACAACAATTCGTCCAAGCATTGACGCGATCAGTCGCGGTGCATTGCCTGACGCGGGAATGACCTTCGAAATTCCAAAAATTACACAAGCCCCAACGGTTGCTGTAACTGCTGAGGACGCAGCGTTTTCCGACACAGACCAAAACAGCGCGTTTTTATCAGTGGACGTTAAAAAGTTTGCTGGACAGCAAAAATTCAGCGTAGAACTTTTGACTAGAACATCACCATTGTTTTATGACGAACTATTGCGCAACATGGTTGCAGCAATGGCAAAGGCGCAAAATTCATACGTCAATGGCATTTTAATTTCAAACGCGTCACTTGACGCAACAACAGTGGCAACATACCCAACAGCTGCTGAATTGCTTGGAATTATCGGTCGCGGTGCAGCAAGCGTTTATGGCGCAACTGCTGGACTTGCAAATCCATTTGCGCGCAACTTGATCGCTTCAACTGGTCAATGGTCAAACTTGATGACATTGAACGACGCAGGTCGCCCAATTTATTCAGCAGTTTCACAACCAAGCAACCAGCCAGGTGTCGCAGTGCCAACTTCATTGACTGGAAACGTAGCGGGCTTGAACCTATACGTAGACCCAACAAACGGCGGGGACGGAGACGGCACTTTGCTAGTCGTTAACCCTGACGCATACACATGGTACGAGGGAACTTCATACCAACTACGCGCTGAATCAACTGCTGACGGTTCAATCACCGTGGGCGTCTATTCATTTGGTGCAGTGGCAACAAAGATCGCCGCGGGTGCGTTCAAGAATAACAAGGCGTAACAGCCACACTTAATCATGCGGCGGGTTCTCCCGATCTCGCCGCAGTCGATCGAAAGGAACGGACATGCCAGCCATTGTCACAGCAAGCCAATTGCGTACGGTGCTTGGCGTGTCCGTTTCCTTATATTCAGACGCTTACCTTGACGAAATAATCAACACTGCTGAAGCCGTCATTTTGCCAATGTTGGTTGCCAATACTTCAGCAATTCAGTCCTACAAACTAGATTCAAACGTGGCTTATTTTTATACCCAACGGGAACACCATTTTGTTGCGGGTCAAACCGTGATCGTGACTGGTTTGCCAGCACCATTTACCGCAACACACACAGTTGTCACGGCGACGCTGTATTCATTCACCGCTGCATTGACTTCATCAAATGTCACATTGCGCGAGATTATTCCAATGGGTACAGCAACACTTCAAGGCTATTCAGCAGCTGATCTATACGCGACCAGCGCACCAATTGAATCGGCAGTCCTAGCAGTCAGCGTTGAAGTATTTCAATCACGCGTTGCAGCAGGTGGACAGATCGAAGGCGTAGATTTCGCCAGCACGCCTTATCGCATGGGGCGCAGTCTTACCAACAGGGTTTCAACATTACTTCAGCCGTTTTTAGACGTCGAAGGAATTTGTCAATAATGCCTGCCAATTCAATTGCCGAAACCCGCGCTGCTTTATCCACGGCATTTTCAGCACTTTCCGCAACCTGTTATTCAAGCGTTCCCGAATCGCCAATTCCGCCAGCGATCATCGTTGTGCCTGATTCGCCTTATATGGAAGTTGTCCTGATTGGCAAGGCAAAAACACAGGTCAAATTGAATTTTGCAATCACTGCCGTCGTTGCTTCAAATAGCAACGCTGGATCGCTGGACAATCTGGAAAAACTCATAATCGGAATTCTTGCGGCAATGCCCGCAGGATATGTCGTAGGCGTTGTTGAAAAGCCAACGGTGTTGGAAGTAGGACAAAGTCCAATGCTGGTTGCTGATATAAACGTTTCGACTTACTACACCCAAACAACATAAAAGGAGATAACGTGCCAACAACGATCATCACGGGTCGCGATTTAGTGTTGACGATCGCGACCGTTAACTACGACGCACAGGCTTCGTCAGCTGTGCTTGCCAACGACCCAACAATTCAAATTTACCAAACTTTAGACGGTCGCGCTTACAAACATATTGATGACCAATGGGGTTTTGACGTTGAAATGCTTGCAGACTGGGGCGCAACTGGTTCACTATGCGAAGCCCTATGGACAGCAACAGAATCAGCACCAAATACAACATTGGCGTGTTCACTAACTGCCGCGACAGGCGCAGTGTTCGCGTTCAACGTATTGCCAGTATTTCCAAGCGTGGGCGGGGCAGCACCTGACGCACAAACAGTTTCACTATCATTCACGGTAGTCGGAACACCAACTGAAACATTCAGTTAAAACTACTAATCGGGAGACAAAATGAAACTACCAATCACAATTGAATTCACAAACGGCGAGCAGATCACTTACACCGCTGCACCCCCTGAATGGGTTCGTTGGGAAAAGCACACAGGCAACACAATTGCCCAAGCACAGGATAAAATGGGAATTACCGATTTGGTTTTTCTTGCCTATCACGCCATGAAACGTGAGGCAGCGGGTAAGCCAATTAAGTCAATTGAAATTTGGACGGAAACTATTTCCGAAATTTTGGTTGGTGAGGCAAACCCAAAAGTTATCCCGTCGGAAGCCTAAGCAGGATCGTTTGGGAGATAGCCCTGGAGACGGGGTTATCCCCAAGCGAATTTGAATCAGCTGAGGACATTTTAACCGTTATCGAGATTTTGGAAAGGCGCGCAAATGGCTGAGGAAGCAATCACCTATGACAAAGCCGAATTGCGTTCCATAATTCGCGCGTTTAAAGCCATGGACGACGAGGCAATTGGTCAGGCAAAACAAACATCTAGCGCATTGGCAGATTTTGTTCGTGGCAAAATTATCGCAACTGCAAGCAGTGTGACACGAAACAAATTAGACAACAGGGTTGCTGAAGGTTCAAAGGTATCAAAGTCATCAAAAATCGGTGAAATCAGTTTTGGTTTTGCTGGTCAAAAATTAAGCGGTGGGGGTACAACTCAGCAACTATGGGGCGGGGTTGAATTCGGATCAAACAAATACAAACAGTTTCCAGTTTGGTCAGGTCGTGAAGGTCGCGGTTCACGCGGTTGGTTTATCTATCCAACCTTGCGCGCGGCACAACCTGAGATTATTAAAAAGTGGGAACAGGCGTTTGACAAAATAGTCAGGAAGTACGATTAATGGCTGGTTCAAGAACCTTAAAATTATCTATCCTTGCTGAGACAAAAGATTTAGTTTCGGGGTTAAATAAAGCAAGCGCAGAAACGGAATCATTTGGCAACAAGGCAACGGAATTTGGCAAAAAGGCTGCATTGGCGTTTGCCGTCGCTGGTGCGGCTGCGCTTAAATTTGGTTTTGACGCAGTAAAAGCAGCGACTGAGGACGCAGCTGCTCAGGCATTATTGGCAAAAACAATTGAAGCAACCACGTCGGCTACAGCGGCTCAGGTTAAAGGCGTTGAGGACTACATAACAAAAACCTCAATTGCCATTGGTGTAACTGACGACGAACTGCGTCCAGCATTTAGTCGTTTGGTTCGCAGCACAAAAGACACCGAGGAAGCGCAAAGACTCTTGAATTTAGCACTTGATCTAAGTGCGGCAAGCGGCAAACCTCTTGAACTAGTTACAAATGCTTTAGGTAAAGCCTATGACGGAAACACAACCGCGCTTGGCAAATTGGGGCTTGGACTTGACACCAACCTGTTAAAGTCAAAAGACAATGACGCAATTATCCGCCAATTGGAAACAACTTATGGCGAATTTGCCGAAGGCGCAGCGGAAACGGCAGCCAAGAAATTTGAGCGCATTAAGATCGCTACTGACGAAGCGAAGGAATCTATAGGCGCAGCACTTTTGCCAGTTATTGAGCAATTGTCTGATTTTGTTTTAACGACAGCCGTGCCAAATTTACAATCATTTATACAAGGTTTGACGGGTGAAGGCAGTCTTGAGGAAGCAAGCAAAAACGCAACGGACGGTGCTTACAATTTTGGGCAACAAATCAAATCTATTTTAAAGACAGTCGTGGCATTTAAAACTGAATTGATTGTCTTGACTGCCGTAATTGCGGGTGTTTTTGTTGGTTCAAAAATTGCCGCGGGTGTGACAGCAACGATTCTTTTAATTAACGGTTTAATTAAGGCATACAACCTTTTAAAAGCCTCATCAATTGTTGCTGGTGTTGCTTCAGCGTTTGCATTAAATCCATTGCTGGGCGTTGGCGCGGTCGCACTAGCCGCCTCCGTTTTATCAGCTGCCAATGCGCTAGCAGGTAAATCAAATACAGCGGAGGCGGATTTGCCTGGTGCTGGTGGCGGTGGTGGCTTTTCGGGGACAATGCCAAATGGCAAACCATTTGTGAGCGGTTCGGGTGTTGCTGGTGCTGGTGCTGGTGGCGCAACAACAGGTGGCGCAACAACAGGTGGTACTTCAACGCGTACTTCAACATCAACTATTCCAAAAATCGCTGTGCCAATTTTTGACTCAGGACGAGCAGGTAATTACCCGTCGAGCGGTTTTCCAGGTTCTGATACGAGTTTTGATCCGAACCGTGTTGGCATGACTTCAGGCGGTGCAACAATTAACCTGACCGTCAACGGAGCGATAGACAAGGAAGGCACAGCGCGCACAATTATTGACACGTTGAACAATTCCTTCTATCGAGGTACGGGCGGGGCTGGCAATTTTGTAGTGGCAACATGACGCAGTGGAATCCAGTTTGGAAGGTTGAAATTGACGGCGTTGCTTACACAACCGCAATTCTGGCAAACCTTTCAATTCGCAGCGGGCGAACCAATATTTATGAGCAAGCGCAGGCAGGTTATGTGAACCTTCAGCTGCTAGACGTTTCACAGGCAACAATTCCCGTCACGATTAACTCAACAATAAGCGTTTCGATTAAAGACACATCAAACACTTATGTGGCAATTTTTGGCGGTAACGTTGTGGACATTGCTCTTGAAGTCCTTGACATTGGCTCAACCATGTTTACCCAAACCTATTCAATTACCGCACTTGGCGCATTGGCGCGTTTGCCAAAAGCATTGACCAACGGCGTACTTTCAAAGGACTTCGACGGCGATCAAATCAAAACGATCCTTCAACAGGTTTTGTTTGGTTCGTGGGCTGAGGTTGCAGGTGCAGAAACATGGGCAACCTATGATCCAACAATTACGTGGGCAAACGCTGAAAACAACGGTTTGGGCGAAATAGATCAGCCAGGCAATTATGAACTAGCCGCAAGGTCGTCAAGCCGAACCGACATTTATTCATTGGTTTCAGCCTTG